AACGACCTGTTTGATCACTTGATCTACAGTTAAATCACCCGTACCAAGTAAATCTTTTATTTCTTTAATAGTGTTAGCTTTTATGTTTTGTAGGTCCTGACGCGTAGCGACAGTTGCAAATACACCAGTCCCTTCTGTCTTGATAGTACCATCTTCATTGTAGGTAGTAGGAGTACCTATCGCTGTATCAAGCTGCTCTTTAGTAACGAGATCTTTAATGCTCTTATCAGTGAGCATTTCGGTTTTAATTTCGTTAATTACGCTGGCTAGACCTTCTTCTCCAAATATCTTAGTGTCTAGCTCTGATATAAGTTCATATAGACCAGTAGGGTTACCGTCATCATCTTGCTCTACGCCAACGACCTGTTTGATCACTTGATCTACAGTTAAATCACCCGTACCAAGTAAATCTTTTATTTCTTGAATAGTGTTAGCTTTTATGTTTTGTAGGTCCTGACGCGTAGCGAGCGTTTCAAATACACCAGTCCCTTCTGTAGCGATGGTGCCATCTTCGTTATAGGTAGTAGGATTACCTAATTTATTATCAAGTATGTCGTTAAGCTCTGTTTCTGTGACGAGATCTGTGAACCTCTCATCAGTGAGAATGTCAGTTTTAATTCCGTTAATTACGCTGGCTAGACCTTCTTCTCCAAATATCTTAGTGTCTAGCTCTGATATAAGTTCATATAAACCAGTAGGGTTACCGTCATCATCCGAAGGCACGCCGACAGCACGCTCGATTGCCTCTTGTACAGTTATGCCTTCTTCTGTCCCTAAAAGGTCTTTTACTTCTTGGACTATCGCCGTTCGTTCTTGTTGGAACTTTTGATCTAGTTCTGCCCTACTGTAAATATTTTCAAATAAACCAGTCCCGGCTTGAGTGACGTTACCATCTTCGTCATATTTAGTAGGTGTACCGATTGCATTCGTAACAATCCGTTTCACTTCATCTGAAGTTGGTAAGTCCGCTAAGTCTGCGTAAATACCTGTTGGCTCTCCATCAGGCCCTACTTCTTCACCAATTACACGCCGTAGAGCCTCTTCTAAGGTCATGCCCTCTTCAGCATCAGGGCCATATAGAAGCTCGTTTACTTGCCGTAAGATGTCTCTTTCTAGTCCTTCTAAATCTGTTTTTGTTGGTAAGTCAGCAATGACAGCATATAGTCCAGACGGTTCGCCTGTTACTGGATCCTTTCTACTTCCAATAGCTTGTAAAACTTGATTAACCTGATCTTGCGTAGCTAAATCTGCTATCTTTGCATATAGTCCTGTGGGGTTGCCATTTTCATCTGCAGCTACACCAATGGCTTCAGCAAGAGCTTCATCCCTAGACTTACCCTCACCCTCTAGACGTAGCATTTCTTGTATTATCTGGGTGTATAAGTTTTCTACACCTTCGTTGTACTGCCCTACACGCAAGTAGTCGTCTTGATCACCTTCTACAAAAATCTCAGGTGGTATTTCTATATCACTACCCCCTGTTTCCGTACCTGTTTGATCTGTACCAGTACCTGTTTGGTCTGTACCAGTACCTGTTTGGTCTGTACCAGTACCTGTTTGATCTGTACCAGTACCTGTTTGATCTGTACCAGTACCTGTTTGATCTGTACCGGCAGGTGGTTCCTCTCCTTCGTCTCCACCAGTTTGCGCGGCCTGTCCTAATTGATCAGCAGCTTCGTTGTATATCTCACTAAAAATTCTACGGGCAGCGTCAAAAATAATAAGTTCTGAAGGGCTCAAGCTACCATCGTTGTCAATGTCAAAATCGCCAATAGAAGGAGGCTGTGTACCTGTCGCGTTAGGGTTCTTAATGAAGTCCCCAGATTCCGCAATGATAGACTCTTCTACCTCCCAACCTTCATAAGGACCGCCGGGACCGGTCAACTCTTCTATGCTGGTGCCTTCAGGGACAAATATAAGATCAGGAGGGCCTTCTTCACCGGTTTCCGCACCTTCTCCAAGAAGCTCATCATAGTAAGGATTACTCTCCTCCCATGCTTCCATTGCTTCTTCGTATTCTTTGAGTTCGTACTGATCTAACTTACCGTCATTGTCTACATCAAACTCTGCTTCAAACGGTGCGCCATATATATTTTGTTGTAAGTCATTTATCAGATCTTCCATATGGGCAAGCTCATCAGTTTGCCCAGCATAGTCACCTAACTGTTCTGGTAATAATTCAATACCGAGACGAGCAGCAGTTTGGTAGACCTCAGATTCCGTTAAATAACCTTGATCATGTACTTCGTTTAATAGCTCATTTTGTATAGAAGGTTGATCTAGTCCTATCTGTTGTAGCGTTTCCTGCGTCTGGTTAGCTATTAACTGTGGATCAGCACCGTTGGCTACAGCGATGTCTGCATCCAACATAGTTTGATTGACTTGAGGGTTAGTGTTTCTAAGGACATTAGCTATTGTCCCCGCAGCGGCAACACCCCCTCCTGTACCGCCACCCGCGAGTGCGCCTAATACTGCGTTCCTAACCAGATTGCCTTCGATATCACGCGTGGTGTCTCCACGACTATAAAGTTGATCCTCTAAATCTGCGGAAACAATAAGCTCTTCAAACCCTTCAGAAAGCCCTTCTTTTATACCTACTTCGGTTATCTCGCCCACGCGTTCAGCGATTTCTTTTAGGTAGTCTTTAAACGTACCCATTGCGTCACTTCCGACGTTAATCGCGTTACCAACTTCTTCAAGCCATAAGTCCGTAGCATCTTTATCGGTAAGATCTTTTGGAACTCCGCCGGGGAACTTTTTAGCAATAAATCTTTCTAGAGCCTGACCACCTAGCCCCATACTAGCTATTACCGATACCGCAGCTACTAAACCGTTACGGCCAGCTATTTCTTCGGCTGCATCAGTTGCCTCCTCTAGCGTATAGGGTTGTCCTGTTTCAGGATTTAATACCCCCGGCTGCTGCAAACTCTCTAGGGCTTCTTCAAAAGCACCACCTGCGGATCCGAATACTGCTTCAGCTATATCTAGGGTTACACCTGTCCCTAGAAAAACGTTAGTGCCAATTTTATCTATGGTTTCTTTTGTTGCTTGTGCGGCACGGGCTGCGCCTCGGGCTAATGTAGCTGCGCCTCCAGAAACGATGAGCAGTGGTATTTCTTGTAGGATTTCAGAACCTACATAGTCCACTAAAAACTCTGTAGGATGATCAACCAGTGATCCGAATATTGCAGCGGCGGTTTCTTTAGCGCCTGATGCATTGCCAATTCGGTCTTCTATGTCAGATAGAGCTTCTCTAAATTCTGGACTGTAAGTATCGTTGCCTAGTTCAAGAAGTTCACGCCCCAACTGATGTACCTCTGTATCAGCAGGGTTATCTCCAATAAGAGAAACTGCACCACCTATGGTCTGGAGTAGATCTCCAGCGGCCTTTAGCGTTACGCCTTGTGCGGTACGTGCTGTATCGGAGTTAACTAAGTCGTAGACCGAATCTAATATTGCCTCTGCACCAGCTAAAACTGCGCGATCTTTAGTTATGCCGGGAGATAGATTATCTTGTAGCTCGTCTACGTATTCTATTGCTTTAAATATTTGTGCTGCTAAGGGGGTGTTTTCTTCAAGAACTTCTTGAGCATAAGGATTATTATCGTCTAGTAATGCTCGTTTAGCGTCTGCTTGAGCGTTATGTTGCAGTAACTGATCTCTAAGCGCGTCTTCACCAATACCAAGTAGTTCGGACATAACTTCAAAAAATTGCCCTTCCGTATCATGATATACAGTCCTTGCCTCTGCTAACGCCTCTTCACTGTAGTCGCTATAAGAACCACTGAATAATATCGCTATGGCTTCCCCAGCGGTAAAGTTTCCGTCATACATTGCGCGTATAGCACGCTTAAGTGGATCCTCGTACCTTTGTCCCGGCAGCTTGGGAGCAAACGAGTTAAATCGATCCCATAAAGCTCTAAAGGAATCCCCTGCTCTATAGTAGTTCTGGTTAGTTTGGTCTGTATCTGAAATGCTCATTACGTGACCTCCGCGATACTAGCTACAACATGCAATCTATCAGCGGTTGCGGCGGTGACCTTCAATATCTCAGTAGCCTGCAGTACAAGAGGGCCGGTTAGTAATTCTTCCGTAGCGTTGGCTCCCACAGCTTTGACCTTGAATAGGCTGTACACATCAGAGCCATTGGTAAGCGTCACCGTTATCGTATCGGCATTACCTGAGTCCTCAGACACAAGGATAGAGTTGACGATAGCTTGAGTAGCCGCAGGGCACGTATACAGTGTCGTTGCACTGGTCGTGGTGAGATCTACTTTGGCGTTAGTGTATGTGTGTGACATTACCTAATAAACCAGCTAAATATTTCGCCTTCATCATCAGCAGCGGCATCTCGCAATGCTTTGTCTAGCTGATTGAAATATAGGCGCAATACATTGTTAAACTGCTCAAACGACTCTCGGTTGTACTCTTCTGGCGCATAGGGGAGTGCAGGTGCGCGGAAGTTGACATCGTATTTAGTTAGATCTACAGGCATTACCGTCTCCCGTCAGGTCGCATATCCAAACGCGGTGTGCCTAACTGCCATGTCACTCCTAAATCTGTTGATTCGATCTTAACCGCCAACTGCCGACCCCGTACCCTCGTATCTAACTGCCCTGTGAATGCCTCTACTGGCAAGGTAGCCGTGCGGGTTATGGTGCCTTGGTTTGACCCCCCTTCAGACGTAGGTGAATTATACCCCGACCCCGCGTTCTTGAGGGGTAGTAGGGACATCACGGCACTGGGGGAAGTTGCTGTAGAACCGTTAAATCGGATGTCAGGTAGTACACGCCAAATGAACATAAACTGGTGACCGTCATCCAAATCAAACTGAGCCGAAGATATGGTGGCAGTGATCGCAGTAGTTGTGGCTGTTTCGTTATCATCAACGCCCTGTTCGTGGTTTACCAAATTGTAGGTATATGTAGCAGCAAGAGGATTGTCGCGCAATCCCGTGTCTAGCCATGCTGTACGCGCCATATTCCCGTAGTACCAGATATCTTGTAAGTAGTTGTAAATAACGTACTTATCAATCGTTTCACTATCTTCAGAACAGTAAAACCACCAGATCTCGTGGTATGACTCGTTAGTGCCAGCAAATACCTGATCATATTGCGCGGTATTAAAATCCCCAAAAACAAACTTCCGTAGGTCGCAACGGAGGGGCTGAGTGCGTCCATCGTACTTATAAAACTTGTCCTTACCCATCCAATAAGCCACACCGTTGGCATAACCTACGCAGTTCTGAGAGGCTATGGAGACATTATCGCCCACTGTTTGCGCGGCCCAAACCGCTGGAGCGCCGACATATTGCAGTGAGTAGACGGTAGAGTCAGTCCAAACTAGAACCTCTTGGCGTGCTTGTCTAGCAGTGATAATCTCGGTACCGCGTGATAAACGTAGGCTACCCGCTTGGTTTGTCGCTGCTGGTGTCCAGTTTGTAGCATCTTCTTGGTCAGACCAACGAATCAGCATCGGATCCACCGTTGCACTACCTAACTCGTTTGCACCGAAGCAAAACACAAACCGATTAATATCAGACACAACAATAAAGTTCTGATCTGTGGGTACATTTGACGCACCCGATAGGCTAGATAAGAGGACCGCCCTAGTTGATACCCCGTTAGTAGCGTCCCAATAATAAACAGCCCCACCACGAGGTCCGAATATAAGATCTTCTCCAAAATTAGCTTGGCTCCATAGTCGGATAGCGTTGGTTGATACGGTGCCAAAACCCCACGTACCAGAACCCCAAGTCCCTGCACCCCAACCAGAAAGCGGGATAGCGTACGCTTGACCAGTATTGATCTGGTAAACCCCTACGACAGAAGAACCGCCATTACCTGTATCGGAGGCGTTTGCTGTTACTGTAGACTCAGAAGTGTCTTTAGCTGTAATCGTATAGGTGTTAGCGTCTTGTACCGCATCTATCTGGTACTCTTGGTTGAGCACATCAGCGGTAATATTCCCGCCAAGACTAACTGCACCACTAAAAGTAACGAAATCATCAGCGATTGCGCCATGTCCCGCATCGGTGACAGATATGGTAGAAGAACCATTTGTTGCGCTAAACGTAACATCACCAGCCGCTGTAGTAACGCGTATTGGTGTAATGTCGTTATAAGCACCACCTTCTTCTAGATAGAATTTTAGATTTGTACCTACACCCAGTAAGTTGATGCTGCCAAGCGTAACCCAGTTCCATAGGGAGCGGCATACGCCTTTAAATGTGGTGCTAGATATACGTTGCCATCCCCCTATCTTTTCGGGATAGCCTTGTCTAAACCGGATCTTATCGCAGTCATACCATCCACCCTCACTCGTATATACCGTATTCTCTCGGTTTACTCCGGGCTTTAGTTGTAACTTCTGTAGCGGCATATCT